ATGTTCAAACCGGTGAAGTATTTGAGGAAGATGAGGAAGCCTTCACCGGGCATTATCTTCAAGTGGATATCTGGTCAAAAACAGACTACACCACATTGGGCGGCAATGTAAAAACGCTGCTTATTTCAGCGGGCTTCAAAAGACTGGATGAAGCGGATTTTTATGAACCGGATACTGGCCTCTATCATAAGGGGCTCAAATTTTACTTTTTAGAATCAAAGGAGGTTTAACATATGGCAAGACAAATCGGATTAAGGGACATCCACATTGCTTTATTGACAGACGATGACGAAACTGGTGCAAG